GTAGCAGTAGCAATGGATTCATAACTGGATAGGCTTGCGCCACCTGATCCAGTGATACCTGCTACTAATGCACCAATCATTAGGCTACTGAACCTACAACTGTCCAAGCATTTGCAGCAGTTTTGATGCATACCGCAGCTTTGTATTGTGCAACAGTTGGAGCTGCGGATACTGCACCCGCGCTTGTGACTGTCGTAGTGCCGGAAGTTACTGCGTTAATGGTAAGAAGTCCTGCACCAGTATTAAGAATTGTTATCGCTGTTCCAGTTGGAAAAGCAACGGAAGCGTCAGTAGGAATGCTGACAGTTTTGGTGCTGGCATTGGTGGTCTGAACTAAAACTTGGTATTGATCCGTAAGCGCAAGCGTGTATGTTGCTCCGCTTTGGGCATTGAGGGTATAAGACACTAGGCCATTGAACATGGCAGCTGTCATCACATCGCCGGTAGCGGCGGGCATTCCTGTTGGCATTAGTTCTCCTTGTGGTTAATATGATAGTACATTTACGCCCAATTTCCCGTAATTCGTGTTCCCGCATATGAATCCATCAATGATAGGTTCAAGGGTCGTGAACGTGGTCTTCCATTGTCCTGGGCGAATATCGTGGGCAACACCGAACACCTGGAAAGTCTTTTGCAGCACATTGCCGCCTGGTTGGATTTGTTTGATGGTCACTGGATCAAAGTAATCGAGGGTTAGAGCTGCGGTTACGCCGGCATCATAGTTTGATGTGGTCAAGTCTAACGTGATGGCATCTGCTCTAATGCTGGTGTCTTTCCGGCTGGCAACATAGGCCAGGGCATAGTTGAGCGCCTCGGATGTCGTCTGCATCAGTAGGTCGGTGATGTTGTATGAATGGACAAAATAAGTGGCAATGCTGGTGGCATCGCTGGCAGTCTGCTTGGCCAATCCAGTAGCCGTTACGTTGGCTTGGTTGAATATCTGGGCATCATTTAGCACCCATTGAAGCTGCGAATAGGCGATACCAGTTCCATCATCTGAAAATACAACTGGTGTGCCACCGATTGACTTGGTAGTCAGGTTCCTATCCTGGAATACCACCTGACCCGAGGCATCCATATACAAGGCCCCGTATTCGGTCGTAGCGACTGTTTGTAAAGCGCTGAGAGCGGTTCTGGTGGTTCCTGGGTCTGCCTGGACAGTCGTGAGGCCTGTATCCACATCACGCATGCCAGAAGGCCAGCCAATTGTGTTGAGTATGTCACCAATGCGATTGCCGGTAGTTTCCCCTGCCACTGCTCCTGTGACTGTGCTAACTGTTCCCAAGTTGAGCAGCTGAAAACCATCAACGGCTGTGATGGTGGTGTAACTGACTAGGCCGGTATCCCTAGCCTGGGTGTATTGGTAGCCGGTGATATAGCCGCTGAAGATGTTGTATTCCAAGCCGGTTGATGGATCAACTGCACTAAGTTGGATTTTGCGTAGTGGTTGGAGTAATCCTGCGTAGGGTGAAGTCGGGTTGGTTGGGTCAAAGTCACCATTTTGGTCTGCAATTTGGATGGATGCGCTGCCAGTTTGGAATACATCTGTGAGGGGATTGCGCCCGCGTTTGACCGAGGCTGCCTGAATCCTATTGCTTACATTGACGATTACACCAGCAGAATCAGCCAATACGTTTGTGCCAAATATGCCTGTACCAATGATAAAGGCCTGGCCAAATGAAGCTCCGGTGGTGAAGTTGATAAAGCATTTAAGCGTAGGAACGGCCATTAGATAAATCCAGCCGGTGCTGTCACGTTCCCAAGTCTTGTGTATTTGGTCAAGGCATCACCAATTACGCCTACGAGATAATCTTCTGAGCCAACTGCTCCGGCATTGACAGTGACATTAATGGTTTGCCCACCTAGAGCCATGTTGCCGCTTTGGGCTGCTCCTGTGGCCATTCCACCGGCGAATGCGGGAATTCCCTGCTGCGGTAATACGTCAGCGATAGATGATGTCTGGCCTGGCGCTGGCATGGTTCCTGCAATGAAATTCACCGGAATGTTGATTGACTTGGCTTTAAGTGCCGCCAGGAAAACGTCAAATGAGGCAAGTTGTGTCATCCATACGGCATCTAGACGATCATAGTTGGATTTGATGGCATTGTATTGTGCCTGTGCCGCATCAATGACTTCCATCTTGTATTGCTTGGCTTCTTCTAAGCGCTTGGCTGCTGCAACAGTCTGAATAGAATCAATATCTTCCGTAATCTTGAACCCAGCCTTGCGTGCAGCTTCTTCAGCCATGAGTTGTTCAATGGTTTTCTTCGTTCCATCGGTAACTTGGTCTGTGGCTTCCTTCTTTGCCTTTAACGCCATGTACTCAGCATTACGAGCGCTGATTACCTGCTGGGTTTGTGATTTCTGCAAAGCAAGATTGATGCGTTGTTGTTTGCCTATCGCTTGAAAACCTTTAAGCCAACCGCCAAGAACAGGGATGGCAGATATTAAATCCTGTGTAAATAATTTTGTGACTGAGTTGAGTTTGTTTACCAATGTGGTCAAACCGCGCACTGTGTCACCAATTGCGTAGGCTAAATTCTGGAATGACTTGGCAACCCCATCAACGCCACCTTGTGTGGCAATCAAATTGTTAATGGAATCAATAAGGGCAACGCCGATGATTTCTTTTGCATCATCAGCTGCGATAGCAATCCGGCGAAACTTGCCTTCTGTAGTTACGGCTTCATTAGCCGCAAAGCCAGCAAAGGTTTTGCGTAGTTGGTCGAATATTTTTTTCTGGTCTTTTGACTTAATAAGCGATTGATCCAAACCAAGCCCAAGGCGTTGCAATGAGGCGTAGTTGCCATCCAGGGCTTTACCCAATGCACCAGTGACCGCTTCAAGGCTTTTGCCTGTGGCTGCACTGATATCTAACGCTAGTTTGAGGTCATAGACGGCCTGGCTTGCTGAACCTGAACTTCTGGCAAGTCTGGCAAGTGCTGGGCGCAATTGATCATCAACGACACCATAAGCCATCTGCATGGCGGAAATTTGTTGCTCCGTGGCAATAACGGCAGCATCGGTAGCACCAGCGACATTGGCAAGCGTGAGCGCCAAGACACGTTGGCTTTTTTCATCCTCTAGTGCATTCTTGATGGATTCTTTGAGAACCTTCTGTGCGTAATAACCGGCAGCTGTGCTTGCTATCGCATAATACTTCTTCGCGTACTTAGCAAACATTTGAGTGTCTTTGCTAAGCCCCTGAAGGTCTTTGCGGGCTGCGCGTGTGGCTTTGTCTTTGTATTCACCCGTTATGATAAATCTAGCCATGCTTTGCAGCCTCTCGGTTGAAATCTTGTTGCAATTTTAGTTCCGCTTCATAGCGGGCGCGGGCAATATCATTCTTGGCTTGGCCAGCGTTCTCGATACCTGCGCGGATCAATGCTCGACCAGTTCCTTTGCGTACAAGGTAGAAGTTCTGCACCTTTTCTTTGAAATCTAGGCTTGCTCTTGGATTGCGGCTGTATTGGGCGCGTGGATTGAGTAGAACAACTCCGGCCTTTTCGTAAATGTTGCCAACTGCGCTTCTCTGCTCCACATAAACAGTCTGACCCCAGCCATTGCGGGTTCTGCCTGATTTCTGTTTTCCAGTGCGAAGTTTGCCGCGCATTTCCTCTGGGTTCCAGCGAGGGAACTCTCGGCCACCAGTCATGCCATTCATTTTGGCTCCGGTAGCGGGTCTAGCCCAATTGCTTAAACCGGGAGGAACTCCTTGCGGTATATAACCGCGCGCATTCTTGCGAATAGTGCCAGCGGCTTTGTTGATTGCTTTGTTTAACTTCTTGTAAGCGTTCTCATCAAACAGTTTCAAGGCTTGTTCGAGGTCTTTAACCCCTTCTAGCCTTATTGCTTCCACTGTTCTTGTGCCTTTCTTCTAACGCTCCTTTGAGAGCCTTGTACATCCAATAATCCATTGCCAATAGCTCGTTAGGGCTGATGCCAGTGGCCAGCGCGATCACTGCGACCTCGTAGGTTCTAGTGTCGCGCGTTAGCCATTTGGGTCATCAAAGTCCAACTCCACCAAGTCAATGGTGTCCAAGAAGCCATCCTCAAACGCTACAACCGGCTGTGACTTCTTCAGACACAACCAGGCCAAGTAGTAAATATGCTCTTGCTTCTCTTCGTTTCGTAGAACTTTGGCGAATCCCCCGCCAGCCCATTTCTCGAATTGAACTTCAATTGCCGGTGTGATGGTATGACTTGTGGTTGTTCCATCCGTTTGAGTTATTTTGAGCTTCATGGTTTCCCCTTCGATTTAGTTATTAGAACGTGCCAGTGATGGCTTTGCTGATTGCACCGGATACTGGCCAGGTAACTGAAACAGTGGCCAGTTCGCCAACGTTATAAACCTGTGGCCATTGGGTCACAAGAACAGTGCATGTGTAGAGCGGGTTGTTTGCTGCAATTGCACCTGACTGTGGAACTAACTTCAATGTTGCAGTGGTTCCGACTAAGCCGTTTCCAGCTGTTGCGCCATTAATCGTTTGATTAACTGCCGATGCAGCAAAATCTGCATTAAAGTCAATGCTGATGGATGAGTTCTCTAGCCCTGCAATGTACTCATGGCCAGTTGATCCCATGCGAGTTACTTCGAGTTGGTCAAACTCCTGTGAGATGGTCACGGAGCTTACATAGGTGCTGAGGTCGGTTGAACCAACCTTGAACTGAACACCATTCCCTAGAAATGTTGCCATTATTCTTTATCCTTTGCTTTCTTGGTGGTTGGTTCAATTAGGCCGGAATCCAGCAACGCTTCAACTGCATCGCCTAGTTCTGCTTCATTGATTACTTCGCCCTCGCTGAAACCTTTTCCAACGATGCCGAAATTCTTGGTTGCTTTGTATTCCATTTTAGCTCCAACTTGTCATGGTCTGAATGGTGACATCCGCACTCATCAAATCCCCCGATGGAAGCGAGAAAAGTTGTGGAGCGGAAACTGTACGGATTGTAACGTTTGGCAAATTTGTTTTGAGGCGTGTGACTGCGCTTTGAATGATGTTTTCTAAGTTCTGCAAACCGGATTGGTTATCCATTGCTGGAACAGTAAAAGTAAGCCGTAGATTTGCCCTGGGCGCTAAGCTCGTCTGGTTGTTCGTAATCTCTACGGCAGGATCATCCCAACCAACAATGACGGAATTGGCTATTGGCGCGTTTGGTGGAAAACTAAAAGTTGCATATTGACCGGCATACGCTACTGCTGAAGCAACGGATTGTCTAAGAGTGACCCAACTCATCCAATCATGCCCCCAACGGCCATATAAGGCGCTAGAAGCCCCTTTACGCGGCTTAGAAGGCTCATGCCCATCTTGTAAGGTGCTGGCTGGAAATCAATGGCTGTAGCGCCGCCTGAAGGAGCTGTCTTGGCTTGGAAAATGTCTACGGCAATCAGCAATGCTGCCATGCACACTGCGGCATAACTTTCCCATGTGCTGTTTTCGGGCCCTGTTACTTTGCCATAAGGATTGACTGTGCGCTTTGATTCGGTGGTCAATTGCGCATCTACAAATGAAATCGAGTAAGTGGTGACCGCGCTGATGGTGGATGATCCATTGTAATGAGCGCCTACGTTTTCCACGTTGATTGTTTCGCCCACTACCAAATGATGTGGGTCAAGTGTGTAAATCGTGCCAGTAGTTCCCGTTGCTTCTTTTGCAATTACTAATTGGCTGTTGTGTGGTAGAAAAGATAAAACAATGGCTTCAGCGCTATCGCAAACGTTCTGCAAATCGGCATCACTGTATAAACTGCCAAGCCCCATAGTGCTTTTCAGTTGTGCCACAGTTACTAAAGCCATTGTTGCTCCCTATCGGATGAGAGAGGCCAGGAAGGGGCTGACCTCTCTCGGTCTAGTGAATTAGGTTAGGTTGAAGCGGCGGATACCAGCGCCAACCTTGTTGGCAATCGCGTAGTAACCATAGACGGCAACCTGAACTTGACCATTTGCGAGTGCTTGAACCTGAACAGTGGTGCGTGGGCTCTCGTAGAAGGTCTGTGCCTCTGGAACGATGATAAATGCTGAATCATCAATCTTGGTCGTGATGCTCATGTGTGGATCAACATAGAGATTCAAGCCCATGATTGTTCCGGTGAGGGAAGTTGGTGAAGCTGCTCCTGGGCTGTTCTGTGGCTGTGCCGCAATGAACAATGGGCGGTTAGTTGTATCTTCCGCACCAATGATAGTTTCCCACCATGAGGTGTTTACAACGAGGTTACGAGCAAAGCGACCAGCTGCGGAATAAGCTGCTGGAACGGATGCTGCAATGTATGACTTTAAACCGGCAATTGTTGCAGCTTGTGTACCTGCTTGGGTTCCGTTTGCAATAAGCGCGGAAACAAGTGCTTGATCAGTTGCTTTTGCATAAGCAAAGTTGAGTTCGCGGAGAAGCTCGTTGTAGAAGCTTGGTGAGGAACGATCCAGAAGTTCCCATGAAATTGTTTGAAGGCCGGCAGCCTTCTTGACATCTACAGTGACATAGTTCGATGCCATTTCAGTTCCGCCGAGTGCTTCATTCTCAGTGGAGTTGTTATCAATTGTCGGCGCTGTCGAAAGCTTCGGAATCGTAAAAGACATTCCATTGTCAATGAGTGGCGCGGTGCTTACTGCCTCGACTGCTGGTCGGCCATCAATTGAGGTCGTGATGAACTCTTGAAGGTGCTGTGGCAAAGTGAGGCCGGTGTTGCTTGCAGTGTCATCGGCAGCTAAAACCCAAGTTTGAGATTCGAAATTGCCTGTTGCAGCTTTGATTTTGTGCTCTAGATAAGCAGCGGCATTAGTAATGCCGTGACGTGGTTTGGTGTAGGCAAGCGCAACTGTTGGCTTCGCTGCCTCAACCTCTGGTGCGGATGCTTCAACTGCTGGTGCAGCTTCTACAACCTCATCCTTTGTTGGTTCAGACATAGGGGTTTCCTTTTCTTCTTCAGATGGCGTAGCGCTCGCCGCTACTTCCAAGACCCGCGCCTCTGCAAAAGCAGGTTCAGTGACGAGGGAAACTTCTTTAAGTTGGGCAGCAGTAACAATCATTTGCCCTTGCTTGTTGGTTTCGTAATCGGTGATTCGCGCACCAACGCTGAGGCCGTTTTTTAAGCCTTCTGATGCTTCAATCAATGCATCCGTGGCGCGTGTGCTAGAACCAAGTTTGAATGTGGCCAAAACACCCTCTGGTGTTGATTCTGCACTTACCATTTTTCCAATTGGCTTGGCCATTTCGTGATCTGTAAGTAATTTGATGGATGATGCCTGGATATCGCCAAATGCGTTATCCTTGAAAATTACTTCACCTGCGCTGGTAAATCCAACTTCGTTATAAGGCGCAATAAGTCCTGTGATGGTGCGCTTTGCAACATTGGCTGTGATTTCGCGCGGTAACGAGAAATTAAGCTCCATTTGTACTCCTTGGGGTTGGTGCTAAATCTTCCATTGCTCTTGCTTCATCCACTGTGAGGATTCCTAGTGGGACAACATCGCGATAGAACGCTGCGCGCTCAGTCGGATTGCCGCGTAGGAAGTCATCAAGGTCAAAACGAACGTGCTGACCCGTGATTGTAATGTCATCCATGCTTAAACGATTTTCCAACACTGTAATAATGTTACGCAATGAGAAATCAACGAGATAGCGCTTCTGGCCTTCTGCGTTGTTGTAAGTCAATGAACCGCCAGTTTCAGCATCAAGCAAATAGGCTGGAACGTTCATCATTTGCGCAATCATTGTTTGAATTGCTTTGCGAGATTCGACAAGTTGCAACTGAGCGTTATCAAATTGCATCGGCTGGTATTCAAGATTGCTGGTCATGTAAGCGGTTGCGCGGGTATTACGAGCAGCTTTGAAACGTGCCAAAAGATTCATTACCTGATCCTCAGGCAAGTCCATTCCAGTATTTTTTAACACACCATTTGGCACTGGTTCTTCAGCTGAACGCTTTGCCGCTTGCTCTAGCGCAATTGCCGTTTTAATTGTTGATGCCCCGCGCTTTAGCACACCTTCATCGAGCGCTTGAAAGGTAATAAGCGAACCAAGACCGCTATTTGGCACTTTTACGCCATCAACCAAATATCCATCAATCATAGTTGAATTGTTGTTGTACTGCGGCGTAACACGGGTGTTTGCCATGTAACGGAATGCCGATGGTCTGCCATCTTCTTTGTAGATTTCTATAATCTGCCAATAGGCATTGCCATGAAAAATTAAATCGTCAATCGTCCACGCCATAATTGCGCCGTAAGTTGAATTGGGGTCTGGTTGGCGCATCCAACGCGGTTTAGCCAATTCTTCATCACGTGAGTTGTAAAGTTCAATTGGTAGTGATGCAAGAGTACCCGCAACGATATTGCGTGCGCGTGCGACTGCCGGAACAGTCATCGCCTCATCGCGGGTAATCCACACGAAAGGAACGTTCATGCTCGCTACACCAAAAGTGGAGCCATATACGTTTGGATCAAGTTGTGCGTACACATCCTGATAGGCAGGTAATAGTTCAGCTTGTTTGACAAGCCGCAAAGAATCGCGAATACCCATAAGTGGTCATAATAGCATTAAATTGCGCATTTCGCATATCACACGGCAAAGATTCCCGCAACTTGCGAAGGCTTGACTGCAAAGTGTGTCACCATGGCCAAAGCAACGGCAGCTGTGACATAACCGCTTGAATCGCGGCGAACGATTCTCCAACCGCCATCTTGCCCAGATTTACGAGCACATGCGTAAATGTGAGCCGTTAGAACTTCCTGACCTGAATGGCGCAACCTGCCGCTTGACATGCTGGAAAGCAATTCATCGCATGCTTGATAAAACACTGAGCCGCTTAGGTCTTGCACTGGAATGCCAGCAGCTGATAAACGGGCTGCAATGCCAGATGCGGTGTATTTGTCATACCCGATGCACTGAGAGTTGAATTTCCTCGCCCAATCGCTGACGCCAGCTGCAATCTTCAAATCATCAACGCTCGAATCAGATTCCCAGGTTTGAAGCAGCCCTACCACAATTTCATCACCAACGCGGGTTGCACCAACCAAGGATGCGTGCCTTCTGTCCGGTGAAACGTCTATTGCCAAGTATTGAGCGCGCCCATCCGGTAATTTAATCTCTTGATCCAAGCAATTAGCCCAAGCGCCTTCTGGGAACGGGTTTTGCAGCGTTTCAACCCACTGGCAAAGAACTTCTGTGCGAAATACTGATTCAGGGTCTTTCAGCCGCGCTTTGATTCCATCAATGTCAATGGTGTGGCCAAGTGCGGGATTGCTGTATTGCCAAGCGGTTGGGTCTGAAGTCTTTGCGCCTTCTGGTGCTGAGTATTCCCACCATCCGATAGTTTCATCTGATCCTGGGGCAGCAATAGCTTGATAGGCTTGCTCTCTAGCACGATTGAGTACGGTTGAGAACGCATCGCCAGCATTAGATGTAAGCCAAATCTGACTTTTTGGTCTGGCCATTGTTGTATAAACCAAAGCAGCATAGGCCTCGGTATTGACCATCTCCCTGGCCTCATCAATAATGACCAAATCCGCAGACATACCACGCGCGCCGCTATTTGGAGCCACAATTTTGTACCGATTTCCGCTCTTGGTTGTGATTTCCTCTTGACCATTTGCTTTTCTAATGTATTTGACCTGGTCAGCGAGAAAGCCATTGTCCTCGATGGTGTCGGCAACGAGGCGGAAGGTTTCGAGCGCAATATCTCGATTTTGAGCAGTCGCGATGATGAGCTTCTCATCCCACAAGAACAGTCCGGCCAAGATGCGCATTCTGAGTAGGTGAGTTTTGCCATTCTGTCGCGCAACGAGTACGCCATTAGTTTTGTGCGCCCATTTTCCATTAGCGCGAACCTTCGCAGCTTGATGAATAACATGATCCTGCCATGGGAGCAAAGGTACTCCGATTTGGGCAGCTAGGTTAGCGACATCTCCACCTTTAGACGGCAAATCCAGTTCTGGCGTTTGGATTCGGGGGAGCGAAAAACCCTTTAGCTCGTCATCGGATGTAGTCGGCTCGATTGGGTTCATTTTGGCAACGAATCAGTCTTTATCGGTTGTGAAAGGTGATTTATACACATTAGAGAGAGATTCTGG